TTGCAGCAATTGGAGCGATTGCAGCGGTTGGAGGCATTGCAGCAGTTGGAGGCATTGGAGCGATTGCAGCAGTTGAATTTTTACAATCAATCTTATGAGCATATTAATATCAAACCCAATTCAATCATTTATTGCGATATTCCTTATAAGGGAACAGCAGACTACGGGTCTCAGTTTAATCATTATAAATTTTTTGATTGGGCTAATTCACAAGATAATCCTGTTTTTATATCAGAGTACAACGTCGAGGATAATAGATTTCGATGTATTTGGAATGAACCGAAAACAAGCTTGATCAGTCGAACAAATACTACTGGAAACAAGATAGAAAAAGTCTACGTCAACCGCTCGGGTTATGATCTAATTCTAAAGAATCTCAGAGGCAAAGGGGGATAAATGGCGAAAGGGAAAACAGGTCCTAAACCTAGTTATAGACCGGACTTTCATCCACAAGACTTTATCGAAAGATCTAAACGAGGCGAGACGTTAACGGAAATCGCTGGCGAGTGGAATCTTAGCCGAACTACTGTTTACGAGTGGAATAAAAAATATAAAACAATGGCTAACGCCATAAAAAAAGGGCAAGAGGCTTGCGAAGCGTGGTGGATCAAGCTGGGCAAGGCCGGAATGCTAAATGAGGCTAAGCTAAACGGAAAGCCAGTGAAGGTTAATTTAGGCTTTTATGTCTGGTTAACCAAAAACCTATTTAAGTGGAGTGATCGAGTCGAAGAAAAGCAGATTCAAAAAGTTGAGACAAAAACTTTAAGCCACAATGAAATTAAAACTATTCTTGAGAAAGACCCTTTTTTAAAAATAGGTAAAAAGAATGACGCAAAAAGTTCCAAATGATTCTCAAGTAGAAAGTCTAATGAAACGGATTCAAACTTTGGAAGTGACTTGCCTAAAGCTTGAAGCCGAAAGAGATGCCCACATGGAAGTGATTAAGCAGCTCTTTGGTTATATCCTTAATCCTCCTGATGACTTGTTTCTAGCACAGCTTAAAGAGCATGAAATTTCATCCGGAAGTTGAAAGAATTGCTCAAGGTCTTAAAGAGCTCCATGAATGCTGGATTCCGCATGACGGACAAGTTTTAGTCGGTGCACCTTTAATCTCAGGAGAGGTGAAAGAAGTCTTTGCACAGTGTGGGAGGAATTGGGGTAAGGCTTTAGATATAGAGACTGAAATTCCCACTCCATCTGGATGGAAAAAGCTGAAAGATGTTTTTCCAGGGGATTTAGTTTTTAATGAGAAGGGCGAGCCAACGCGCGTTATTGGTCAATCACCTATTTATAGAAACCGTGAATGTTATGAACTGATCTTTGATGATGATTCGAGAATTATAGCCGACGGAAACCATAACTGGATGACACGTTCAAAACAGGAACGGAAAAGAAAAAAACCTCCTTCAAAAAAAACGACATTAGAGCTGATTAAACAGATTAAAGTAAGGATTGAATACAACCATCAGATTCAACTTAATCTTTCAGTTCAGTATCCTGAAAAGAAACTACCTATTGATCCTTATTTGCTTGGAGTTTGGTTAGGTAATGGAAATAGAACTCAAGCTACATTGTGCCAATACGATCAAGAGGTCATTCAGATTTTAAAAGATCGTGGATTTGAAATTACTAATCACTCTGAGCGAAATAATTACGGAGTTTTAGGCTTATTAGAGATTTTAAGAGAAAATAATCTTTTAAAAAATAAACATATTCCAAAAGATTACCTAAATGGCTCAGTTGAGCAAAGAATAGACCTTCTTTGTGGACTCATGGATACAGATGGCACGGTGAGTAAAACTGGTAACTGTTGCTTTGATAATACGAATGAAAATATCGCCATGGACTTTAAAGAGATTGCAGAGAGTCTTGGATTTAAATGCACAGTTAAAAAACGTGTAGGGAAGCTTCGAGAGGTTGAGCATAAGCTTTGTTATCGTATTTATTTTAGTCCAAACTTCCAAATCTTTAAACTAAGCAGAAAAGCTAAGATACTTGAGCCATGGCTTAATAAACATAAAAGAAGGCATAGAACTTTAGTCGGATTTAAGAAGGTTGATTCCAGACCAGTAAAGTGTATTTCAGTAGAGAGTCCATCTCACTTATTTTTAGCTGGCCGTCAGTTTCTCGTTACTCATAACTCTGAATTAGTTTCATACCTTCTTTGGAGGTACGCCTATACTTTTCCAGGAAGTGAGAACTATTACTTTGCACCTTATATGAAGCAGGCTAGGGAAATCCTTTGGGCTACCAGGAGAATCCAAACGATAGGACCTCAGCATTGGATTGAAAGTGACCCAAATAATACCGAGATGAGAATCACTTTCACGAACGGCTCATTTATAAAACTAGATGGTTCAGACAATGTGGAAGCGTACCGAGGCGTCAAGCCAAAGGGCTTAACTGTGTTTGACGAGTTTAAAGACTTTAGGCCTGAGTTTTATGAGGCGTACGATCCAAACAGGGCAGCTTTTGATAGTCCTCTTATGATTATTGGAACGCCGCCTGAGTTTGAGTGTCAGTTTACTAAGATTGCAGAGAGCTACAAGAAGGATGACACGAAGCGATTCTTTCACATGCCCACCAGTGCCAATCCTTATATTAGTCAGGACTGGCTAAGAAAAAAGCGAGACGAGCTCTACAATCGAGGAGAAGGCGATAAGTGGGAAAGAGAGTACGAAGCTAAATTCGTTCGAGGCGGTGCGTCTGCAATCTTTCCAATGCTGTCTAATGAAATGGTATTTCCACATGAGCAACTCATGGGTGAGCTGTGGAGAGATAGAAAGAAGCTAACCTGGATTTTGTGGGCCGACCCTGCAGGCGCAAGCTGCTTTGCAGTTCTTTTTTGCGCAATTAACCCCTATTCAAAAGTGATCTATTGCTTAGACGAGATTTACGAGACTGAGCAGAGTCAAATGACGGTTGGCAAGATTTGGCCACGGATTAGGGAGAAGAAAGAAGAACTGTCAGACTTTGAGTGGCGACAAGGTTACGACGAAGCAGCTACTTGGTTTGCTAACGAGGTTCTAGACCTATTCGGAGAAGGATTAGAACCTACTCGCAAGATGAAAAGTGATAAGATGACAGGCCTATCGATGATTAAAGACATCATGCTCTCTAAGCGGATTAAGATTTCATCTCGCTGCGTCAAACTATTCTGGGAGTTTGAAAATTATAGAAGAGACTCAAGCGGAAAGATTCCTAAACTCAATGACCACTTAATCGATAACTTTCGGTATATTTTAGATAGTGAGCACTATTCGATTCTAAATGTGCCAGAACCTAAAGTTGATCCTGCGACTACAAAATCAGGTTTTACGCCTGCTGATGACTTTCCTGACTTGTTTAGAAAAGAATCTGATATAGAATGGAGTTATGACTAGCACGCTCCTTGCGTTGATTATTTTATTTTCAATCTTAAGTATTCTAGCACTTGGTCTTTCTTTAATTGCTTTAGTCGAAGTCAAAGCAATGGCAAAGAGCACACACTCTATTCAATACATCCCAGCTAATCCTGAGTTTGAGAAGGTCACTCAGGACTTAGAAAGTAAACTAAACAAAGACCTGTTTGAGGCGGTATGAGCTACTTTTTTGATGGAGCATTAGACACTTTAGACAAAAGTTTTTCCCAACCAAAGTATCCTCTATATAGCTTAGACCTTGACGATCCTAGAAACGATCAGGACGTACTTCGATGGCTTTCCTCTGAGCTAGGATTCTTAGAGCAAGAAAATGAACCACGCATTCGAGTGATGAGAAGAAACCTTGCTCTCTATAAAGGCATTCAATACCAGGAATTAGAAACTAGGCTTGATGCAAGGGACAGAGGCACAGATAGGGCTCAAGTTGTAAGAAAGATTGTCTGTAACCACTTATATGATCTAGCCAAAAATAGGGCTTCACGTCTGATTAAATTTAAGCCTGCTGTGGCGATCCTTCCAACCAATGATGAGTTAGGCGATAAGGTCGCAGCGAAGGTAACTAAGCAATTACTTGACCATATCTGGTATGAATCAGACTTTGAGGGAAAGATTCAAACTCAACTTGTGACTAATGCTCTTGTGATGGGTGAGAGTTATCTTTTCATTCTTTGGGATGAGGACTCAGGGGATTTGAATCCTGCTTGGGTTAAGGCATCCAAAGAGCATGGCGGGAAAGTCCCTTTGCTTGATTCAAGTGGTAATCCTACAAAAGACCCGCAAGGAAACATCGTCTATATTGATAGACCAGTAAGAACTGGTGATGTTGATTACCGAGTCTGGCTTGCATCTGAAGTTCTAATGCAAAAGAAAAAGAACTTCGTGGATGTAGACTACTGCTTTACTCGTGAGCTCGTTAATACTCAGGAGTTAAGACAACTTTACCCAGATAGTGCGTCCAAGATTAAAGATTTGGATGACGCACAAGTTTATGACTACGAGAAAATGGAAATGCGGCCTGCAAGGGGTGAACAGGTAGTTTATACCTTCTGGCACAGACGGTCGAGAATGATGGACAAAGGCCGAAAGATTGTCTTTTTGAAAGATGTCATCTTGGAGAATACTGAGATTCCATTCTCACATGACAAACTTCCATTCATTCGTTTCACAGACATTGAGTACCCAGGCGAACTTTACGGAGTTTCTTTCTTTGAGAATATTAAGCAGCTTACTGGCACATATAACAATATTACTAACATGCTAGTTAGAAACATTGTGCTTGCTTCGCATCCTAAGTGGATGGTTCCTGCAGGATCAGTAGCATTAGACAGGCTTGGAAATGACATGACCATTGTCCAATACAAAGGCCCAGTCGCTCCTGTGCTTGCAACAGCTCCCACAGTTCCAGCTGATGTTTTTGGGTTTAGAGAAAAGATTAAGGAAGAATTTCAGCAGATTTCAGGAGTGTTTGGAGTAAGCCGAGGTGAGCCACCTCCTGGTATTAAAGCAGGTGTAGCCCTTCAGTTCTTAAGCGAGCAGGAATCTGAGCGGTACAATGAATTAGTTCTGAAATATAACGACATGATTTTAAACATCGCTAAAATGACGCTTGCAGTCTGTGGCGACTACTATGACGAATCAGACGAGCGTATGATTCGAGTCATTGGAAAAAACAACCAGTGGATGACTAAGTTTTTTAATGTGGCCTATTTGGAGAAAGACTATGACATTCGTGTTCAGAATTCTTCGGCCTTGCCGAGGTCTATTGCGGCTCGTACTCAGACTCTGCTAGATTTGAATGAGCGATTTCCTGACCAGTTTACATCCGAGCAAGTTATTGACCTGTTAGATTTAGGTCAGTCTGATAAGTTCATTGACGCTGCAACCGTTGCAGTAAGAACCGCTCAGGCGGAGAACGAAGAACTATTGAAAGAAGGTAAAGATGCCCTTTCAGAGGAATCCCTTGCTCCTAAGGAGTTTGAAAACCATTTGCTCCATTGGAGAGAACATACTCGATTGGTTCAGGAGTATGCTTTCAAATACCAGACGCCTGAAGCTGTTCAAAAAAGAGTAATGAATCACATCATGGCCCATGAAATGCTCATGATGGATCTTGCAGCGAAGAATCCTTTATTTGCTCAAGAGATTTCAAAGTTATCTCTTTTCCCGATGTTTTTTAATCAAGTACCACAAGTTGAATCTGTAAAAGAGGAAGGTGCACCTGTTCCTGGAATGCCTAATATTCCAGTAGGTGAGATGCCTGGATTACCTGTGAATCCTGCATTAGGCGGAGAGCCACAAGTACCAGTAAATCCAAATATGCCAAATATAGAGGAGCAATTAGGCCTATCAGGGCCAGTTGAACCTAGTTCATCCGTATAATTAAATAAGGAGTTTAAATGAGTGAAAGCGCAACGCAGACTACACCGAATGTGAATGTAGAAACTGCAAGTGTTCAGGAGCCCATTGAAGTGGTAGGCGGTAGTTCTCCAGTATCCTGGGACGAACTAGGAGCTGTAAGCCAATGGCGTAAAAACCTATCTGATGAGCCTGAAGTCAAGACTGCTCAAAGGCGAGCAGAAGAAGGCGATGATTTAGATGAGGTACTTAATAAGAAAGGAGAAAAGAAAGATGCCAAAGAAAAAAGCAGCGAAGAAAAAAGTAGCAAAGAAAAAAGTAACAAAGAAAAAGATGAAGTAAAAAGTTCTAAAGAGACCAAAGCGGTTAAGGAAGCTTTGAAGGCCTTAAAATTAAAACAAGGCGACCAAGAAGTAGAGGTCTCTCCAAATTCCTTAGTTACCGTCAAGGTAGACGGAAAATCAGTTGAGGTTCCAGTTCAAGAAGTAATTAATCGTTACTCTCAACAGCGACACCTCGATGACCTTTTCCGTAAACATAAGGCAGAGCGTCAAGAGTTCGAAGCAAGCCGTCAAAAGATTTCAGAATTAGTTCAAAAATCGCATGACCTATTAGCTCAGAAAAAAGACCTAAAAGGGTTTATTGAAATGATGAGCGAGAGTATGGGCGTGGACGGTCAAAAACTCTATCAGGACGCTGTAGAACAGATTAGACAAGTAGTCGAAGAAGAGAGTACGTTAAGCCCTGAGGAGAGAAGGCTTAAGCATTTAGAAGCTGAAAATCAGTACTATCGAACGAAAGCAGAGGCCGCAAAAGCTGCGCAAGCAGAAACGGCTAAGCTTAAACAGATCGAGTCACAGGTTGAAAGTGTTCTAACTTCAAAGGGAATGCAAAAGTCTGACTTCGTGCAAGCGTATGACACTTTAGTTAAGAATGGGTTCAAAGCTGAGGAAATCACACCTGAACAGGTGGGCTCCTATTGGGATAATCTTAAGCTAGTTGAAACGATTGAATCGAAACTAGTTCAAGCCAATCCTGAGTTAGCTGGAAACTATGAGGAAGTGGAAAAGCTTGCAAACCTTGCGATGCAAACCGAGGCTTCAGCTGAGGAAATCGAAGAGGTTATAAATCAACTCTACGCCAATGATTCGGCAAAGAAGTTGAGTAAAAAGATTTCAAAAACAATTAAAAAGTCTCAAATGGAAAATGGGCCAAAGCGTTCGGGCTCTGATCCACTTTTCTTTGATGACATTTAGAAAGGTAAATAAAAATGGCACAGTTTAGTTTAAGCACAGCCTCTAATCTTTTTAAGATTAAATACGGTAAATAACTTGCCGCTCTAATGAGTAATCATTAGATGATAACTTCCGAAAATCGGTGAACCCTGAGATGGGAATACCGAGGTTGAATTTTAGGATTGAATCAACCGTAACGCATAGAGTCTGGATGAAAAGACTCCACGAGTCGGAAGCAACCTGAAAAGGTTGAATATGTATGCTGAACTTATCGGAATTAAACGATAAGAAGTTTAGGGTAAAAAACCTAAGCGATAACAGCTGAAGTTAGCAGATAACACGTACAATAGTGCAAATGTTTTATTAGGCCGTTGCAAGAAGGAATATAACTTCGTCGGTAAGAGAATGGACATCGCAATTCCAACCTCTTTCGCAGGCGGTGTGGGTTCCGGTTCATTGCCAATTGCAAACTACGCAAACGTGCAAGATGCAGTGATCGAAGCTAAGAAAATGTATGCTGTAGGCTCTATTGATCGTGAAGCGATTAAAGCTGCTTCTGTCTCAGAAGGTGCATTCATCGAGCTCACGAAATTCTCAACCCAGAAGGCAGTTGAGTCTTGGATGAGAAACATGAGCCGTGCCCTTTTCAACGATGGCTCTGGCTCTTTAGGTGTGACCACTGCAGCTGTTGCAGGTGGTTCTGCTGCAGCTCCGACTGTGGTTATCTCTTCGACAACCTGGAAAGAAGCTAACTTCGAAGAAAAAGACTACATCATGATCGACAGTGTTGCGAATCCCTACAGCACATCTGCTATTTGGGAAATCACCGCTGTTGCTCCTGCTACTCGTACTCTTACTTTAGCTCGTATTGCAGGTACTGTGGATTTGACGGCCGATGCCGGTGCAAAAACCCTCTACATGCAATATTCTAAAGATGCAGACCCAAGCGGTTTGAAAGGTGTTTTAGATGCAACCTCAGGCACTCAGTATTCCATTACTGTGGGCCGTCGGTGGCAAGCTTCGGCTCAGATTGCAGCGAGCGGTGCAGGTATTACAGCTGACCTCCTCAACCAAGGAATGATGGAAGTGCAACGCAAATGCGGCAAGGTGCCAAATTTGATCATCACTTCTTTCACTCAGTACCGTAAACTTTTGAACATCTTGGAAGACCAAAAGCAGTACTTGCTCGATCCAAGGGCTCAAGACTTGATCGGTAAAATCAGCTTCCGTGGTTTGGAATTCATGTCCGCTGCAGGACCTGTGGGTATTTTCCCTGAGCGTTTCTGCGAAGACGATAGGGTTTACTTACTCAATGACAACTTCCTGACCCTCCATCACAGACCTGATTTTGGTTTCTTTGATGATGACGGAACTGTCCTTTTGCGTGATGCATCTTCCGACTCTTACAGCTTCCGCTTTGGCGGATACCTGCAAGCCTACATCGTGCCTCCATTCCATGGAGTCATCAGCGGACTTGCAGTCTAATCAACTGAACCGATTGGCTAGGGGGGAAACTCCCTAGCCTATTTTTCCACGGAGAAAAAAATCATGCTACGTGAAATTAAATCCCCTCAAAGACTTCCAAGACAACTTCACTTCAAAATTGACGGTGTTTCGACTTCAAGCCTTTTGGTCGGCCAATACGATGGCGTCCTGACTGTAAATGGTACTGGAGACTACACTGTGACTTTCAATAAGCCATTTGCTCGTGTGCCTGTAGTTTCGGCCACGGTCGGTGGAGCTGCAATTGGAGTTGCTTTGGTTTCTTCTGCTACGGCTTCCGCTGTGACAGTTAAGACTTATGACTTAGCTGCCGCAGCTTTGGACGCTGAACTGCATCTTATGGTCCAAGGCTTTGACGCTTTAGATCAATACTAATTAATAAAGTGCGCTGTAGCTCAGAGGTAGAGCTGAGTTACTCCTGACGAGGAGAACTAGGGCGAGGGTTCGAATCCCTCCAGCGCATTTTTTTTGAAAGGTTCTTATGGCTTCAGTCAATAGGTTACAGCTTTCGAGCGGTGCGATTAGTGGAGACACGAATGGGACTGCTTATACCTTAGAAGGATTGCAATTAGACTTTGCAGGCCTTTTAAAAATTAGTGCATTAGGTGCCGGAACCAGTTTGGTTGTAAAGATTCAAACTAGTCCAGACAACTCAAATTGGATTGATTGGATCACCTTTACCACTGCAACTGCTACAGGCGGAGAAGTAGTCCGTGCAACCACTTTCGGTATGACTTATGTGAGAGCTAAATTTGATTTTACAGGCGGAACTGAAACTTGCACCGCTACTGTCGATTTATTTTATGATAAGCGCAGATAGTTTGATTTTTTTTAAAATATAATTCATAACTTCATTCTAGGTAAACGTGCTAGCCAAGGATGGCACTCCGAATACACAAAGATCCGCAATAATGACGGGGAGGTTTTAAGATGAGTATAAAAGGTTGGCCAACGCAGGAAAAAGACGCAAGGTTAAGTCCACAATTCGCAACTGTTGAGCCTGTTAGAACACTTCAGCATTCACTTTCAGTTTTAGCACATCAATTCGTAAGAGAAGTAGGAACCGACACGGTCGAAGCTAGTTCAACCGTCACGGTAATTAATGCAACATCTCATGCTGCACAAGCAGGTGATGTAATTCGTTTTACTTCCGGAACTTTGAGCGGACAAGAAGTCAAAGTTTACGCCGTTTCTACTAATGAAATTACTCTTGCAGAGGAATTACCTTCTGCTCCTGCTTTAGGCGTTGGGTTTCAAATTTTAAGACATAAGTATCCTGTAGTTGAAACCACAGGCGAAATAAAAGTCACAGGCACTTTTTCCACTACAGAAGCTGCAGTTGCCGCTGATGGTGACCCTCTTCCTGCTCTAACCAAAGTAGTATCAGGTTATGACGGTGCAGCAGTTCAGGTTTTAAAAACTGATTCAAATGGAGAGTTACAGGTTGATGTGCTCTCAAGTGCTTTGCCTACTGGAGCTGCAACTAGTGCAAAGCAAGACTCTGAAATCTCTTTATTGACCACGATTGACGCAGATACTTCCACATTATCTGCTTGTGTGAGCTCAAATAAAGTTCAAACAGATGTAAATTCCATTATTAACACAGTGGATTCGTCAAATAGCACTACGGTAGCACTTGCAGGCGGTGCAAATTTTACAGGTTCATGGGTTGAAAATAAAAACTATGGTTCAATCCAAGTAGGAATTAAAGCAGACCAGAATTCTGCGACTGATGGAGTTGAGATTCAATTCTCCAATGATGGCTCTACGGTTCACCATTCACATGTTTATACTTATTATACAGCGAGCGGTGGAATAGGTTACCTTTTCCAACCCGAGTTCAAATATTACAGAATTAAATTCACGAATGGAGCTGTAGCTCAAACCAGCTTCAGCTTATCAACTACTCCTAGATCAATAGCCTTATTTCCATCTCAATATAGGATAAACACTTCCATTACAAATGAAACCCAGGCTTTGATGACACGAGCAGTTATCACTGGTGAGACAACTAGTGGTGGTGGAGCCTTTGTAAACGTCAAAGTCAATCCATCAGGAGCTCTTACTGTTGACTCAACTCTTTCTGCAATAGATGCAGCACTAGCTGGGCAAAAAACTATGGCAAACTCTTTGCCTGTAGTAATTGCGTCCAATCAAAGTGCAGTTCCAGCAAGTCAGTCTGGGACATGGAATATTAATAATATTAGCGGGACAATTAGCTTACCGACAGGAGCCGCTACTGAATCCACTTTAAGTACTTTAAATGGAAAGGTTACAGCTTGTAATACCGGAGCTGTAACGATTTCTTCTTCGGCCCTTCCAACCGGAGCTGCAACAGAAAGTACTTTAAGTACGCTTAATGGAAAAGTAACTGCTTGTAATACTGGAGCTGTAACGATTTCCTCTGCTTTGCCTTCTGGAACGAATACGATTGGCAAGGTCGATGTAAACACTTTGTCAGTTATTGACCTGTTAGATGCAGGTATTTTAGACACTTCAAGCACGAATATTCCTGGAAGTGCATCAAGCCCTGTTCAAGTTGTCGCATCAACTGCAGCGGCTACAAAGAAGCTACAACTTTTAGATACGACTGGAGCCTTTGTGGGAATTTACACAGGCGGTTCTGGGTCGGAAGTTTTACAATTCGTCATGGGCCCAGGCTCAGATCAAACTATTGAGCATGCTATACCTGCTTCCACAAGAATCAGTTTAAAGCGTCTTGATTCAACCACTGCAGTCTCTACAGGGATTGTAGCGATTAACTTCATCGGATGATGAACTAGGGAGACCTACTTAAATGCCAGCGACAATCTTTTCGGGAACTAAAGTTAAGACTCTAAAAAGCACACTAGATTTAAACGGTGGGAACGACATCATTAGTTCGACTACCGATCCAACGTCCGTTGCAGTCAGTGCAAATATTGGATCACTCCTTCTTAATAGCTCAAACGGCAAATTATACCGAAAGAATGACTCGGGAAGTTCGACTAATTGGAGCGAAGTAGGCTCAGGCGGGACCGCTGGGATTAACTATATTACTAACCCTAATGCTGAGACCAATACTACCGGATGGGCCACTTATGCAGACGCTGCAGGCGCAAGCCCTGTAGACGGAACTGGTGGGAGTCCTAACGTCACTTGGACTCGGTCTACAACTACTCCTTTAAGAGGTTCTGCTGATTTCAATTTTGTGAAAGATGCAGCGAATCGCCAAGGAGAGGGTGTTAGTGCTGACTTTACGATTGATAGTGCAGACACGGCAAAGGTTCTTTCGGTTTCCTTTGACTATGAAGTTGTCTCAGGAACCTACGCAGACGGTGACTTGACCATTTACATTATTGCAGATCCTTCAGGCACTCCTGTTGTCATTCAACCTGCTGGGTATACGGTCCTATCTGCTACGGCCGGCACGAAAATGAAAGCGACTGCAACTTTTCAAACGCAAGCCACTGGCACGAGCTATAGGCTTTGCCTACATGTAGCTTCGACGTCGGCAAGTGCTTATACTTTAGCTCTTGATAACGTAGTGTGTGGACCTCAACCTGTTTTAATTGCTCCTGCAATGACAGATTGGAAGACTTATACACCAGCTAATTTAAATTTAGGAACATTAACAAGCGCAACTTTTGTCTATCGTCGAGTCGGAGATTCTGTAGAAGTAGTAGGTCGTTTTACTTCAGGAACTGTTTCTTCTGGGGACATGGCAATTGGTTTGCCTAGTGGGTTAGTCTCAGCTGGAACCGATAGAATTCCAGCGACAGCAATTTGCGGCAAAGGAAATTACGGAGTTAATACTACTAACCAAATTGATCCATTAGTTGTAGCAAGTTCAAGTTATATTTATTTCGGTGTTCAAAGCGGTTCAACTAACGGATTAGCAAATTATAATGCAGCGAGTTTTGGATCAGGAACGACAATGAGTTTCTTTGCTCGTGTTCCAATTTCAGGTTGGTCCTCAAATGCTATAAGTTCAGCTGATACTGATTCACGAATTATCATGGCTCAAGTTAGTTTGGCCAGTAACTATGCGGTTGGTGCCAACGCTGTTGTTAAGTATGATACAATTGTAAAAGACACATCTGCGATGTATTCGACATCATCAGGGTTAATGACAATCCCAGTTTCTGGGTTTTATTGTATTACTACATCCAATCAAGAAAACGGTTCCACAGCTCCATTATTATATAAAAACGGGTCCCAATTAGTTCGCTTAGCAGATTTAAGTGCTAACGTTTATGGTAGTTCTTCGTATACTGGTTATTTTAACGCTGGAGACACTGTAGGGTTATATTCTTCAGGTGCCGTTACATTTTTTGGTGGATCTCCATCTCCTTGTAACTTTGCAATCTTCAGACTCTCCGGCCCCGCAGTAGTTCAAGCAACTGAAACAGTTGCGGCATCGCTTCAACTTAGTACTAGTACGGCTGCGATCGCTAATTCTACGGATACTAAAATTCCGTTTGATGTAAAAATATTTGATACCCACAATGCTTTTTCAACTAGCACAAACTCATACACCGTGCCTGTTACAGGTACTTATCATATTCATGGTGCATATCTGTGGAAGGGTACAACGTCAACGGCTGACTATAGGACTACACTAAATAAAAATAGTTCTCTACTTCGAGCACAATATCAACCAAGTAAATCGGGCACTGCAAACTTAGCACATGGTGTCACATTTGATTATCTTGAAAAATTAAATGCCGGCGATGTGATTTATGTTACATGTTATCAATCAACAGGGGGAGCGTTAGCAATTTGGGGTAACGATCTCTTAAACGGTGTTGGATCTTTAATGATTGAAAGAATAGGTAACTAATGAAAAAGTCTAGAATAAAAAATTTGCAAGGTATTGAAATTAGACAAGTTGAAATGCTTTGACTGGGACTGCTACAGAAAATACAGTAGCAATTTGCAGGGTTGAAAATTAAGGAGCAAATGAATGGCCTATACTACGCTTAGCTTAGGGTTAACTCTGACTATCCCCACAAGTGGGACTAGGAATTGGGCCTCAACTCTTTACTCGACTACTTGGACTAAGATTTCAAACCATGGGCATACTGGAAGTGGTGATGGAAATAAAATGGTCACAGGCTCTTATACTGATCTATCTGTCACCACTGCTAAGATTGATAACCTTGCAGTTACATCGGGTAAGATTGCAAATAACGCTGTAACTAAAACTCAGCTTTCAAAGAACCTTCCACTTTGGCAAGCCGCAACTTTGATGCCTAGCGGTACGGCTGAAACAATAGATTGGGACAATGGCAATATTCAGAAGTTAGATTTGGCTAGTGCTAGTGGAAATGTAACGTTAACGTTGAGCAACCCTATCGCAGGCGCATTTTACAAGTTATATGTGATTCAAGGAGCTGCACCTTTGGATGTTATTTTCCCAGCTTCTGTAAAATGGCCACAGGCACAGGCTCCAATTTTTTCGACATCTGCAAGTGCAGTTGATTCGGTAACTCTTTACTACGATGGAACCAGTTATTTTGCAGACTGGCAATTAGACTATAGTTGAGGTGAAAGATGGACCCACTTATTGGAGGCGCGGCAATTCTAGGAGCAGTTAATTTAATTGGGGGACTTTTTAATCAAGCAAGCCAAAGAGCTCAACAAGAAAAACAGATGCAATTTAATTTGGCTCAACAACAGAGCCAATTAGAGCAAGCAGGTATTCAACAAGCAATGCAAGGAAAGCAACAGGCTCTAGCTGGGTTAGTAGAGGCTTATCGTGCTGCTTTAATGAGGTGATGAAATGATTAGCCCCTTTAATCAAACGATAGACGAGAATAGAGATATAAGTGCAATTGCAAAGTTATTTTCAAGCCAACCACAAGCAAGCGTGGCAGCTCCTCAAACTATGCAACAACCTAGTCCAGAATCTCAAATAGCAGGAGCTGGGATATCAGCTGGTATAAACTTACTAGGCGGGCTTCTTGGAAGCGCGGCTCAACAAGCTGCTCAACAAAAGAATTTAGAGTTTGAGTCAGCTCAACAGGCTACAACTGACCAAGCGAGTGCATTAATCAAGGCTCAACAAGCTCAAAGTGATGCACTGGGTAGGCTTATGCAGAATTACAAACAGTCATTAATCAAATAGGAGAAAAAATGTATCAGCATAAAATGGACTCTGAATCTGAAATGGAAATTACGCCTAAAGATGAGAAGAGAGTAAAAATGCTTCATGATGAGCTGATGTCTCTTGCAGATAAGTATGACATGAGCATGGGTGATTTGATTGAAAAATGCTGTGGAATGGAAGAGGAAGAGCCAGAAGAGGAAATGGATTCAGAAGAAGAAAAAGAACCAATGGACAAAGCTAAAATTGCTTTAATCATTGGAAAGATGAGAAACAGGGGGGAGTAAATGAGGAATCTTGAGCAGCTAATCACTGCAAGCCGAAGGGCTACCGGAAACACAGACTATACAAGTAGTGCGGGTGTCCAGGATGAAGAATTCATTCAGGCTTTCAATGACGCTCAAGAGGAAATTCATTCAATTATTAACGTTACATTTCCTCTCATTCTAATGACGCAGAAGTATCAAGATGTATCAATTGGGGTATCCACATATCCCATTCCTAGTGACTGCTACATGGGTACTCGAATTGATAACATCTCTTACTCTCCATCTGGTTTAGATCAAGACTATTACCCAATTAGAAAAGGAAGTTTGAAAGAAAGGATTGACGGTATCAACGGCAATCCTTCTTTTTACTTAAGACAAGGAAGCAGTTTAATTGTCCAACCTCCTCCTCAACAGGGAGGAAAGTTAAGAATAGTATATCAAAAAGCTATTCCTTATTTAGACATTAGGCGTGGGACGGTTCAATCAGTAACGCTTACGTCTAATTCAATTACAAGTTTAGTTTTAGATCCTGGTGCATTGGATGCATCTGCTTTGAGTGAACAGAATTTTATTTCCATTGTTGATAAGAATGGAAACACTCAAATGAAAAACATACCAGTTGATTCAATTGATGTTGCTACAGGTACTGTAACGGTTACTCCTGGTTTTACTTTTGATTTAGGAGAAACTATTTCAGTAGGTAACTTTGCTCTTCGTGGAAAGAATTCTACAACTAATTCTCATTTGCCTGACGTTTGTGAAAAGTACTTGTTAGAGTATACGAATATGAGAATCTTTGTTAGAGATTCCTCAACGGATCAGGCAGAAGTTGCGGCCTTGATGACTAAAATCGAAGGGACTTTAAAACAGGCATTCTCGGAGCCTGATAATGACCCAGACAGAATTCCAATTATTGACCCATTTTATTTGGGTTATGAAATTTGAGGTGAGCTCTTGTCAGTCAATTATCAGTTTGTAAAAAGATATGAAAATCTTTCTGGAGTTGACTACAAGTCTTCTGACCTAAAATTCCCTGAGCAATACGCTACCGCACTTAGAAACATTCAATTCACGAATACGGGTTCAATTGAAAAGAGAAAAGGCTTTCAAGGCTCTATTGAATCTAAAGGTGGCCGAGGGCTTTTCACTTATAAAGTCTACAATCCCTCAACCGGAGCTGAAACCGTAGAATTAATTGCAATTGACAATAACGCCCATAAACTTGTCGAAGGCACTTTGACTGTAACCTATTCAGGAAGTGCTGCACTTTGTGAAATCTCAATTTTATTTGACGCTACTACCTCAGACTACAGATGTAAAATAGTTGAAGGGACTTCTGAGGTTTTAAACTTTGATTTAGGCATTGGGTTTGATGAGACTAGCCCTGTAACCGTGTCTCAGTTATGCACTGCAATTGGAGCCTTAACAGGTTTTACAGCGGTTGCCACCGTGGGCACAATGCCAGCTGCTTTTTTAGATACAATCATCTCTCACAATTTAATCTCAAGTGCTTTAACTCTTAATACTCGTTATTGGTCTCAGATTAATGCCCCTCAGGACCCATTTCCTGGCAACTCTACTTATTCAAATGACGCAAACTTTGAAAATACAAGTGCTGTCCAATTATATAACATCCTTTACCTGTCCAATGGGTATGACGCAGTTAAGAAGTATGATGGACAGAACATTTACAACGCAGGGGTTCCCTCTTGTGATGGAGTTTCTCTCGCAAATAGCACAGTAGCGGGTGTTTTAGGAAATGATGACTATAGTTACAAGGTAACCATCCTTCAAAAAGATAACCAGGGCAACGAGAATGAAGGAAACCCAATTACCTCTGCAATAGTAGACTACAACGGTAACCAAATTGACGTGACTGTAAACAACGTGCTTGCAGCGAGTGGTTACAATACTGGATGCGCTGTAGTAAATGGCACGCAAGCCGGAGTCACCACAATAACAGTTGATGATGGGACCAGTGGAGCTCATACGCTTAAAATTGGAGACACTGCTTATTTTTACGACGGTGTGTCTAGTTCTTATGTCGAGCGTCAAATCACGAATATAAGCGCAACAAGTATTACTATTGCGGGAGCTGCAGTCAACGTAACGGATAATGATGTCATTTCAAATAACTTAAGAATTGTGATTTATAGATCTAAAAATACAAGCGGAACACCAACCGTCTGGTATTCCCTAGTTGAGCTCCCAAATAATTCATTTACGGCAACCCAGACATACCGAGATAATATTGCAGACTCAGCTTTAGGAGCTATTTACATTCCTCCGGCTACTGATAGGAGCCCTCCACAAAAGGGCCGATACATTTCAACGTTTCAAGGGTTACTTGCTACAGCTGGGAACCTTTCTGAAGTAAACACAGTAAGTTTTTCTGATATAGAATCACCTGAGTATTTCCCGATCCCTGATAACCAAATTATAGTAAATGATCTTATCGGGGATAGAATTACTGGTATTTCCCCTTCCAATGAGTTTTTCATTATTTTTCAGTCACAAAGTATTCATGTCTTATCGGGGGATTTCCAGGGACAAAGTTTTAAGGTTGACCAAGTAGCCAACGACATTGGGTGTGCAGCTCATGCTTCAATTCAAGATGTAAGAGGCGCACTGATGTTTATGAGCCTTCAAGGGCCAAGGCTCCTTCAAGGTGGACAAGTCCCAAGAGGATTGGGTCAATATGAACAGAATCCTTTTGTAAGCAGGATTGATCCTATCTTTGACCAGCTAGGTGAATCAGATCCAACTAAGGTTTTTAAATTAAAAAGATCTGTTAGTTTCCATGACAGAGTTCATCAGAAGTATTGGGTGTTTGTGCCTTGTGAAACAACTACTTCTGGTAAAGTATCTGCAAATTCTAATTCAGTGACTTTTGTTTATGACTACCCAAGGGACGCTTGGTTAGAGTGGGATTCAATGAATCTCGCTGGAGGTGTGGCACTCTATCAGAATGAAACCTATATTAATGAGCGTAGCTATTCAACTTTTGCTAGTGCTCTTCGTTATGTTGTTTTTAAAATTCATTCAACTGATACACAGTACGACTATGCCGACAATGCGAATGCTATATCTTGTTATTGGAAGTCTGCCTGGGACTTTTTGGGAGAAGCTTCGATTTTAAAAAGCTTTCTCGCAGTGAATGTTTTTTCGACAGGTCTTGTAGAGAATGAATTTACATTAACTTTTAGAACTGAAGTTAATTGGCTTACTGAGATTAAATCAGAAGTTTCAATTGAAATTGGATCAGGAGGTTATGGGGTAAGTCCATATGGAACAGATCAATATGGAAATCCATCTGAGCCTGCATATTCTAGGAAATTAAATAATAATAGAGTGAAATCAATTCGAGCAGTTTTAGTTAATAATGAAATGCAGAAGAATATTAACGTAACTGGTTATGAGTTTGAAATTGCAGCTCCTTACAAGCCAAGGTTTGTCAAATGAAGTTTAGCGGATTTAAAATCTTTAGATCACGCGATACGATTGAGGAGGTAATAAGATACCTTTCAGTCGAACTTGCCAATTCTTTGAAGGATTTGAGCTCAGGCTTAAATAAGCTGAAATTATCTGACAACTTTGAGGGGTTTGAGGCTACATTTAATTTCAATGGAAGTGATGAGCAAGCATTTAGGCACAATGCTGGATTCATTCCTTCGCAGAGAATTATATTAAGGGCTACTTCCTTTGAAATCTGTGACGGTGATACTCCATGGACGAAAGAGTATGTTTATTTAAAAAAAACAACTGCGGGAAGTGCTACCGCTACGGTAATATTTTTGAGGTGAAAAATGCCTATATTTCCAAATCCCATGTTTAGTCCTGGTTTTGTAGCTCAAGACATGGAAGATGATCGTGTCAAAAAACCTAGTAAACCCACCATTATAACAAAGCCTCCTAAAGAAGAGATACCGACTGTTTCTTTAGAGCGATTAGGGTCAGCAGAAGAGCAAGCGCAAAGAGAAAAATTAGCTCGTGACCTTATGATTCAACAGCAGGCGGCTCAAAGACAACTAGCAGCTGCTCAAGCAAGAGCTGGGATTAGAGGAGGAGCTGCTGCAGCGCAACAGGCAAGACTTGCTCAGAATGTAGAAACCGGAAGATCTCAACAAGAAGCCGAGCAAGCTTTGCAAAGGCGTCTATTTAATTTAGAGCAATCTCAAAAAGAACAGTTTGCAAATGTAGCCTCTCAACTTGCACTTAAACAGATTGCTTCTAGTGCTGAGGGTCAAAAATTACTTTCTGATGTGGCCAAACAAAGTTTACAATCTCAATTAGACATTGCAAGAAGTGGAGGAAAGATCATCTGCACTGAATTGCATCGCCAAGGTTTATTAGATGAAAAGACTTATGAAGTTGATCAAAAGTTTGGACAGCTCATGAGAATTGAGCAACCAGAAGTGATGATGGGTTATTGGTTGGTTGCACGTCCTATAGTCAATCTTATGCAGCGATCGAAGCTTTTCACTCATTTAATTGGATTTTTCGCTAAACCCTGGGCAAACCACATGGTCTACCTTATGGGTGCAACGTCTAAAGATAGTAGGTTTGGAAAATTAATCATGACTATTGGAAAGCCTATCTGTTTATTTGCAGCGAAACGGAGCAAACCATATGCCCACTCTTAAAGATCAAATTGAATTATTAAGAAGTCAAATTAGCCCCAATGCTGAGATTCAACCTGTGGCACTTCCTCAAGTCCCTGTAGCGGCCACACCTCAGCAGCCACAATCATCTTTTGGCCAGAATGATTTAATTGCCCAAGCTATTTTAGGCCTTGCTCCGATCCTTGCGGGTGCAGCTTTTGGAGGAGCTCAAGGCGGAGCAATTGGAAGTGAAGCGGGAAGTAAGGCTTTGGGAGTTTTACAGACTGAAAAACAAAGAGAGTTAGAAAAAGCTAAACTTGCTAAAGCTGAGCAAGGAAAAATGCTAGAAACTGCTTTAAAACTGTCTCAGGAAGAAAGAGCCCAAAAAGCTGCAGAAAGAGCGGAGACTAGGCAAACCGAAGAATTAGCTATTTCCAAGCAAAAGTTAAGTTTAGAAGAAAAGCGTCTAATGGCGGAGCTAGGTTCAAGTAAAAGACAACTTGAGCAACTAAACCCTGCAAATAAAACCATGGTTGAAAGCCTATCCAAAGATAGTGCGACAAAGACTGCAATTGCCAATGAGATTGCTCAGACTGTGAAGTTATTTGACGATCCAAACATTAGCGATACTCAAAAAATTAAAGCAGGTGAGTCTCTCCTTAAAGTTTTAAACTCAACTCAAGGAAGTGACGCAGTCGGAGCGGAAGAAGCAAAAAGGTTAGGTAGTCTACTTCAATTTCAGATTGGAAATTTATTTGGTCCTGGAAAATTCATTGGTCGAGACTTGCCAGGGTTTCGGGATCAAGCTGCAACAACGGTTAATCGCTTGAGTGGTGCAGTCGAAGGAAATAAAAAACTAATCAATGAGGCGTTAGCTAATAAACCAGTAGGGATTGAACCGATTCAATTACTTGAGCAGCAGAAGAAAAAGCCTGGGATGCCCTTAGGAACCACACCTGCTTTCGCTGCGCCTCCTGCTCCTGATTTTTCTCAAATGAGTGATGAGCAATTAAAAAAATACTTGGGGTTATAAATGGCAACAAGAGATGAGTTGATTCAACAAGCACAAGCGAAATTTCAAAGAGACCAACTCATTGAAGCGGCTAAAAAGAAGTGGGAAGCAGAGAATATTCCTGTAGCCGCACCGCCTCTCTCCGAGCAAATTGAGACAGGTGCGAGGTCTGCTTTGGAAGGTATGTCCTTTGGCGTATCTGAACCTCTTATTTCAGGAGTCAATGCAGCGGTAGGGAACCTAATTGATTCTGGTTTTGAAGCGGAAAGTCTTAAAGACTTTCTTTCAAAAAGTATTGATACCGAACGGATCAAAAGAGAATTTGCAAGCGACGTAGCAAGGCGAAAGCAGTTAGAAAAGGAAATGCCTATTACTGCAGCAGGTGGAGAGATTGCAGGAGCCTTGCTTGCTCCTTTTGGGACTATTGGAAAGGGTGTTTCAACGGTTGGAAAAGGTGCAGTTGAGGCAGCTACTCGCTTAGCAGGTCCACTTCTTGAGGCTACAAAAGTAGCAGAAGTATTACCTCAGACTGCAAAAGTGGCAAAAGCTGTCAGTGAAGCTGCAGCGACAGGAGCAGCAGCAGAAGGTTTAAAACAATTAGCTGAAGTCCCTACTGGGTTCATGGAAGAGAAAGAAAAACTTTCATTACCTGAGGTGGCTAAAACATCTGCAGCGGTTGCAGCAGGCGTTGAGGCTATTCCAATTATAGGACGTGCGATTAAAGCTGGAGGAGCAAAGGCTCTTTCTGCTTTCGGTGGAGTAAAAGAACAGACAATTAAAGAATATTTAAAAAGATCAGAGCCTCTTCTTCCAGTTACTACTGAAGCTTTAAAAGATCAGGTTGATAATGCTTTAAACCGTGTTCAATCGGTATTAGTTGAACAGCGCAAGCAAGGTGCAGATGATTTACTTACTGCAGTCAAAGCACTTAAAGATAAAGTAATTCAAGGATCCAAAGAAAGTTACGATATTCTTGAAAAAGCAGGATTAGCTGAAAAAGGAGCTGAAAAAGTTATTTCAGCTAAGGACATTTTAAAAAATATTGATCAACAGATTAGGGCTCAGAGTAGTCCTGCAGCGGGTGTTCTTCTCACTCCTTTGAGAGAAACCGTTACTAATAAACTGACTGATTTATATGGCCGAGTGCAATCATTAGCAGAAGAGGTAGGGCCTAAGTTTTCACTTCCTACCGCTAAGCAAATCATACAAGCGTTGGATGAAATCACAGAATTCTCGATTGCTGAGGGTCAATTCAGCTCAAGATTAGACCAATCCTTAAAAAACATTAGGAGCAATTTAAATCAAAAGTTAAGAACCTTAAGTCCTGAGTATGCTCAAAAAATGGACGAGGTCTCCAAAGACGCAAGGCTTCTTGAGACTGCTTCTGACATTTTTGGAACTGAGCAAAAAGCCTTATCCAATTTACAGACTTTAGCTGTAGGGAAAAACCCACGAATTAATGAATTAGCCAACGCACTTGAGGGCTCTACAGGAGTTAAGATCTCAAGGGGAGTGGAAGCGATTAAAAAGACCATTCCAGTTGAAAAGCTAGACCCTAAAACCACACAAGCCTTTTTGAAAGGTGTGATGAGTGGAAGGTCAATTGAAAGCAAGAGAACTTTAAAGCAGTTGTCTGAATTAGCTGATGAGGACTTAGTCAGACTTGCAGACGATGCGGCCATGAGTGCTGAGTTTGAAAAGTTAACCATGAATGGTTCTAGGGATGTTAACTTCTGGAAAGAAGTATTAGGAGGCTTAACATTCGGTGGAGCGTTTGCGGGCTCTACAGGTGCAGTTATGGGAGCAGGAGTAGGCTACCTAGTTAAGACTTTTGGAGCTCCTGCAACCAAGAAAATTCTAGATGGTGTGATTTCAGTTCGAGGAATTCCTACGGTTGAGAAGTTATCTGATGCCTTAGCTGATGTAACTCCTGAGGTTAGAAAGAACTTAGTCGAAGGATTTGCAAGAGCAACAGTAACTGGAATGCAGAAGGATGAGCCCAAAGTTGTAAAGTTAGATCCAACGGCTTCTCAAACTGCTATTTTAGATTTAAAACGATCTAATCTTGATTCGATAACTAAAGCAAAAGCGATTCAAGGACTACAAAGTAATAATCAGATTCCTACTGATATATTAAAAAGATATATGGTCGGTGAGGTTCCAAAAACACCGATTACTCTCCCTAAAAGAAAAGAAGACGTACTGAAAGAAGACCGGCCTGAAATATTGAAGGCTTTAGACAACGTGAAAGGAAAATAAATCATGAATTACGAAAATGGACTTGAAGGAAAAAAACCAAGTGAAAAGCCAAAAATGGAAGCCAAGCTTGGGGGTTCTTTAGGCTCGAAACTAGATAAGCAGGCCGACGTAAAACAAAAAGATAATGCTGTTTATGTGAAAGCTGGTATTGAGGATCAAAAGAAACAAGCAGGAGTCTAAGACTTCTTCCCTTTTCCTGTGAGTTAAGCCCTAGCTATATTTGGTTAGGGCTTTTTTTTCTTCTTAAAATCCAATCTTAATAGTATGAGTTTTTCAAAGGGGAATATATGCCGCTTAAAAAAGGCTCATCTCAAAAGACCATTTCAAAAAACATTAGTCAGCTAGTAAGCAAAGAAGGCTACCCACAGAAGCAAGCAATCGCTATTGCTCTTTCAAAAGCAGGGAAAAGCCGAAAGAATGCTAAAAAGGGCACTTAAAGCTTGTCAAATGTATTGTCTCAGCTGCGCTAAGATTGCGTCGGCTCACAGTTCAGGGAAGTGTCAGGCTTGCAGGAAGGCTCCTTGCTTTTATTGCGGAGAAAAGTTTCTAAACAAAGTTGAGCCTCCGGTATGTGCGGCCTGTCGCAGATTGACGATGATACAGCGTGAAAAGCTTCGTCAACTGATTTTACGCACGCACTGATGGCACCGAGTGCTTTCATTTCATCTAAGAAAGCTTTTTGGTGGGGTGATAATTTTCCGGTTTTACTTTTGACCTCAAGGCAAATCATTCGTCCTTTATAAATACCTAAGATGTCTGAGACCCCATTGATCTGATACTTCGATGGCCTTCTGAATATTTTCTTCTTAGGATCAAATATACCGACGCTTTGGTTTTTCCAGACCTTGCAACCAGGAAGAAGTGAAAGGGCATGGAGAATTGCATTCTCGATGTTTTTTTCTGAAACTTTAAATATAGGCTTCTTTTTTTTAATCACCGACTAACTTTACACGGTATGAGGTTCTTATGAAAAGATTTGATCTAGCATTCGAGCACATTCTTAAAGTAGAGGGAACACAATACACGAATCATTTAGCGGATAAGGGAGGTCCTACAAAGTTCGGAATTACTCTTAAAGCGTACCAGGGTTCTAACCCTGGTGCGAATGAGGAAAGTATAAAGAACCTGACAGTTGAGCAAGCTAAAATGTTCTACGTGGAACACTTTTGGAAGCCTTTAAAATGTGACTTACTTACTGATGATAGACTAGCTCTTATTATATTTGACCAAGGTGTGAATCGAGGAATTGGAAGAATTGTAAAATCTATTCAGAAAGTTTTAAACCTAACGGTTGATGGAGTTTTTGGTCCTAAGACATTAACAGAATTGACGCTTTGCAATGCAAATAAGGTGGGACTCGACATTATTTTAGACGCACAAAAATCATATATTGAAATCGTGAAAGCTAACCCAAGTCAGGTTATTTTTTTACATGGGTGGCTAAATAGATTGAATGGTTTATTAAAGGTGTTATTAGAAGTGTAATGGTTGGAAACGGACACAACCAGGGTTTGCAACTGTACTATCTCGTAATACGCTCTTGTTTCCTGGCTAGAACTTAAAAAATTCTAGCCAGGTTAAGTGTGGGGGAAATATGGAAAAAAATAATGTGCACCTTTTGCTTTTAGTTTTACTTGGCGTGTCAGAGAGTCTTGCTCTAATGCCTGTGGTAAAATCTAATTCAATCTGTCAACTCGTTATCAATGTTTTAAAGTTTCTAACACATAAAGAGTAGCGAATGTTTGAAGGGCTAATTGCATTCTTTCAAATTTTACCTAAACTCTTTACAGTCATGAGCCAGCTAGGTCATTGGATTAAACAAAAGCAGGTTCAGTCCTGGTTGGATAACTTAGAAAAGTCTTTCGAGCAAGTGGAGAATGCAAAAACGCCTGAGGAGAAACAAAATGCAGCTCAAGCATTGGTCCGTGCTATTCGCAATTCTAAGTAGTGCATCTTGCAAGAATGGCCCTAGGGTTTCCATTTGTTTAATTGATTCGGAAAGACAAGTGTTACAATGCTCAGATGCAGAAGAGAACAAATTTACTCTTCCGCTAAAAGATGCCGAAAACTTCGTGTGCACTAGTCCAAAGGATGCCCAAAAGATCTTTAAAGAGTTGCAGGAAAAAAATGCTTCTTGTTTGACTGGGTTTTAAATTAATTAATTTTTAATTAAAACTTTAAAAACTCATTTCAACTTTGTTTTTTCGTTGAATTCGTGTGTCTTCTCTTTCAAGTACTGATCCCAATCACTCTTTGCGTAATGTTCATTCCATTGATCGCCTGACCAATTCTTTTTAGAAGGTTCTGGCTTATGAATGATAACTTTGAGTTCATGAATACATTCTTGTGTAGGGTCTAAGACCATGATGGCTCGACATATGGCGCAAGACCTTTGAACCTTCCTGATAGCCTGAGCAATGGCTTTTTCATATTCAAGACCGACACCTAATTTGACATTCAAAGGGACTTCATTGAACTCGATAATGTGTCCTTTAATATAAGCTTCAGTGTCATGATAGGAGACGAATGTTTTTTTATTATCGAATGTAATTCTATCATTTTTTTTTAGCTTCAAGCGCATCGAGATAACCTTGCATTCTATTTAATTTGAAATTCTTTTCCTTATTAATGGCATGATCTGAAAATATAATGCGCAATTGCTCAATTAAAATCTCTACGTCTGCAATCTCTTGTAAAAGATCGCATGCCCCTTTTTTTCCACGGATAAAATGGGAGATTGCCGCTATTAATTCTCCGCATTCCTCTTGAGCCATTCTCATTTGGGTTTCTTCACCGAAATGTTTGAGCCATTTTTGGTACAATTCTGAGTTTGGGTTCAAATCATGCCCTCAAGTTCTTTTTTGGAAAGTCTATGAATAGTTTTGTCTAAAATATCGAACATTTGATCTAGTTCATTTTCTAAAAACGGTTGCAGTTGAACTATTCGTTTATTATCGATCACAATATGAATGCAATAATAAGATTCACCTTGATAAGCTAAAAGTTCAATGTGATGGTCAAGGTAAGAGAAGTGTCTTGATTCAATAGGAGAATTCGCTTTGGCGGTAATAAAAGTTAGAATTAAAACTAGAGTTAAACCGCTAGCCAAGGCTAACAACTCAAATTTATAGCTCTTTAATATGTCTTTGGTCTTCTTCATCATACTGAGCCCACCTTATTTTTAATGCGTTAATTTTCTCACGCATCTCTACACTTGTTTCGGATAGTTCAGTTAACTTTTTTAAAATGTGTTCTAAAATAGAATCAACTGATTCGTCCATTAAAACGGAATATCAGAATCATTCATGGGTTCAAATGGAATCATGGGTTCCAATGGAATTTGCCCACGGTTAGGAAAAGCTTCGGTATTCGGTGGAAAGACTTCCGGCTCAGGCTTACGCTTTCTTTCCAAAATGTGAATCTGTTTAGCAATGACCTCAAAAGAGGTTTTTTTCTCACCTTCTTTTGAGGTCCATTCTCTAACGGAAATCTCACCCTCAACCATAAGTGGAGTGCCCTTATCAATCAAAGGAGAGACTTTCTCTGCTAGCTTTCCAAAGGTCTGAATACGAATCCAATTAGTACTTTCAAGCCAGGACCCATCCTCTTTTTTATAAGCCTTCCGCACAGCTAAGCTTAAGCCTAATACTGGAAGTTGATTTGGGGTGTAGCGGAGATCTGCTTTAGATCCTGAATTGCCAATTAGGTAAACACGGTTCATCTTAAAGACCTCTTTTAATCATTTCCTTTTTAATCTCTAATACAAGCTGGCCAAAGGTAGTTACATCCTTGTGGTTTGGGTTAGCTTGTAAAAAAACAGTCACGTCAGTTTTTAATGCTTGAAGCTGTTCATCAGAAAGATCAAAAAGTTTTTTACCTTTCAGATTTCCTAATGGGATTTCATAACTATTCGTTGTATTCTGTAATCCAGGTTGGTTCTCTTTGTGCCCTGCTGCGATGTGTGAAACGCTCTCTTTAAAACCGCCCGAGGCACTGGCCACCGCTTTTGACCCGCCTAGGTTGTCCTTAAACATCTCACCATTCGGTTTAGAGGGAGCGTTTTTCGCCTTAGAATTATCTTGTAAATCAACTTCATCGTCCTCACAGATTTCAAATGCCATAAACCAAAGGTAGCGTCTCAAATAGCTGTGAGTCGCTCCTAGGTTCTGAATGTCCTGTGCACCTTTCATATTCGCTGCAGAGGTTGAGGCAATAAACTCAATTGGAGGAAGTGTAGGGTCTTCTGAGTCGTAAATCTTAAGACTGCAAGTATCCCCTGGTGGAATATTAATCACCGAGCATAACCCCACTTCGTGAAGTATTCTTAAAGCCGCTGGCAAGAAGTCTTCTAGTTTAAAGTAGTAGTAGTTTGAAAATTTATTAAAGCCGGTTTTTTTTAGGTCTTCTTTCAGAAGCAAATACCTAGCTTTCGAAAGCTTTTGATAGTGATTTAAACTTTTTTCAGTTTTCACTGTTGTCTCCCAAATAAATAGTTGACCCAAATATGTTGTAAAAAGCCCTTCGGTATACCGATAGAATATATCGTCATAACAA